CTCACCTGCTTTCGCTGTACTATTCCTACCCACCCACCCCTGTCATTATCTTAAGCTGTTGGAGATACTGTTGGTGTATCATAATCTTGACCGGTAATCTCTTTAAATTGTTCCTTGCCAAAATAATGAATTTGAACAGCTAAACGGCAGTCATCTACGCTAAATAATCCTAGTGGGTAATAGTCCTTAAACATTGTATATATTACTTCGTCCATCTTAATTTCCTCCCTTATTTAGATCCATTAATTGTTTTGTTAAACTTGCATTAACCTTTTGTTGTTGTGTAATTGCTGCTTGTAGTTGCATAACTTGCTTAGTTAAAGTTGCCAACATTTGTTGATCTTGAGTTGGTTCTGGTTTAACCTCTGGAACAGTATATTTCTTCTTCCTTTCTTCTTCTGTTAAACTATCCCAAGAATTTGTGCTTTCGTTCCAAGTTGGATCATACAAGCCAGCACCATTACTATCTACCGGTTTTACTGTTGTAGCGTTAGCTGGCAAATCATAATTATCTGGATAATCACTTACTGGATACATATATCTTTTTGTTTCTTTATCGTAAATAAAAATTAACATCTGTTACCCTCCTCTATTGGTCTCTTTGTCCATCAATTCTGGTCCATTCTTTCCAAGTATGATCTACATAAGATCTAAAATAAATAGAACCAAGGTTTGCTAAAATTAATATTTGTGTAGCAATATTTCCACTCTCATCTCCGCACTGTATTAACGATCCCCAAAATGATTTTCTATTTTGCAAAGATTTTGGCCATGAACTATCTGACATTTGGTCCCATAAACCAACTATATGCATTCCTTGCCCTACACCATTTAGGCTTACGCTACCACTAGCTCCACCACCAATAAATTTACCAATTTTAAAATTAGCTGTATCTTTTTGGTTTAAAGCTGTTACTCCATCATCAATAGTTTTAACTTTGTCGAAATTCTCTTTAATTTTTTCTGGTCCATTTGCCATTTCAGAAAAAATAGGTTCAAAATTTACTGCCATTATTATTCCTTCTTTCTTTATTGTTAAAATAAATAGCCCTTAAATCACTTGAGCTGTTGGATAATTAAAATAGCCTGTACTATAAATGACTGCTGCCTTTACCATCTCCAGCTTTAGCAGCACTATCATCAACATTGCCCAGACTAATCTTAATTGTTTTATTACCACTACCTAAATACCAATCTCCATACTTGTAGTATGGTTTAGCATCCATGTAGAAATTACGTGGTATACGAACAACGATTGAATTATTATCCGTATATTCTGCCTCACAAGGAACTAACTTGGTTAACGTTTCACCAAATGACCCAGCACCTAAACCGCCGATTTCAGTACCAATCGCATTTTCATAGTAGAAAACTGTTGGTTTAGGATAGTCTTTTTGATTGTGTACGATTGTGATTTTGTAGCCAAAAAGCAATTCCTCCAGGCTGTCAGCTGTTACCATTTTTATCAAAATTGATTTCTTAAATTCTTCTGCCTCACCTTGAGTGAAAAGCCCATCTTGTTTAATCTTATCTTCTAAAGCCCCTAATGCTGTTTTAGCACTATTCAACTCACTCAAAGTAGCTGTATTAGTTTGATTTAAGGTAGTCATCAAGTTAGTAATTTCCGCAACCTTATCATCAACAATCTTCTTCAATTCAGCTACATTTTTAGTTTCAGTTTCCTTGATTGTGTTAAACAAGTCATCTAACGGGCTAATATAATCTCTAGGAACTAAGCCAGTAACAACCATATCAGCCAGTACTTCAAACTTAAATTCAAGTGTGGCAATATTACGATAATCTTTCATCACCCGGAAAAATGCTTGTTTATACTGCCCGGCTACGCTAAAAGATTGTGCTGGCATATCAAAACGGAACTTACCAGTTGTTGGATCTTCATAAAATACAGCATGAGAGTTATCCAAAATCTTGTGTTCGTTGTCTGGCAAAATACCTTCAAATAGGACATTAGCTCCTGTTAAATCATAGGCAGAACCGTCTTCGTTGGTAATCTCAACAAAAACTTGTCTCAAACTGTCCTCATACTGACGTGCTTGCACCCAGTTAGATTTATCATAGTCAGGCGTAAAAGTATTACCACCCTTAGCCTCTAAAGCAGTCAAAGGCCTGTAATCTTTACCAATCACATATTTCAATATTTGAGCCATTAGATTACTCCTTTCTCAATTAAAATTTTCGTCACTATATTCTCAATCGTTTCTTCATCAGTACCTAAAGTTACACGCTTTAGCCTTGCCTTCCAATCTTCGTTTAAAGCGTCTATTTTATCATTAATATCATGCAAATTAGCTTTGCTATCTAATTCACTCTTAATCTCATCAGTATTGCTATTAACAGTACGCTGAATTTGATTAAAATTAGCAACCGCTGCGTTATACTGAACTCTATCAGTCAAACCAATATCATCAAGGTTCAGATGTTCCATCACTACCACCTTCTTCTTTTCCAGTTTTTTCAATGCTATCCAATCTTGTATTTATATCTTTAAATTGCTTTAAAATTTCTTTGTTCCTAGTTTCTTTTGAATGTGGATCGTATAGTTATCAAAATAGAATTCATGTATATCACCGTTCCAACTAAGCACTAAATATCAACTCCTTAAATCTCTCACTTGGTTCTGCACTCATATCTACATTTCCAGTAATACCATTTACGCTACCCTTGCTTGTATATTGATGTAAGTCATATGGATGTGTAGGCTTCAAACTATTAGCCAATGTTCCATCATTTTGTCCGTAACTTGGTATCCAGATTGCTCCAGGACGGGCTATATTCAGATTGAATTTATCGTATAAGTGATTAGCAATATACAGAACTATCTTATTATCTGGAACACCTAAAGTATTGAGTTGCGACATATAAGCCTCTACTCCAGCTCTCATCTGAGTAACGTCCCCACTCATCTCGATGCTCTCAACATCAATCGCATAAAAAATAGGCTGTTGCTTACCTGCGACAACCTTTTGAGTTCGATTATAAAAATCTCTAGCTTCTTGTTGAGCGTCTGATGTAGATGTAGCAGCAAAATATGCGTACACTGCATACTTTCCACCAGCTGAAATACATTGCTGCAAATTCTCCATGTACTTCAAATCTTGATGAGCTGAGCCATGTTGAACTCTGATAATGCTTAAAGTAACATCATCAGCAATTACCTTATTCCAATCAATTACACCTTGCCATTCTGATACATCAATAATCTTACCAATGTGTTGTGGTTTAGGTGTAGCTGGATTTGTTGAAGTATTATTGTTGAGTTTATCGTCAATGTACTCTTTTAATTTATCTTCTAGTTCATTTTGAACGCTAGGTAATACTACTCCTTTTTGCACTTTAACAATTTGATTTCTCAATGTTTCGCCTAACTTCTTATTTCTCTCAAATGCTTTTTGATTTCTAACTTGCCACTCAACTGGATCAAATCTCTTATTACCAAACGTAACAGTATCTGCCTGCTTATTTTGTGGATACCAAGTATATGAGTTAATTCTTACTTCAACATCGATTCCAAATCTATCTCTTAACCAACCATAATTTCCTATCCTAATATCATTATTGAATTTAACTGAATTGTACTTGAAGTTAGCATAATCTAAAGTATATTCAATATCTGGATAATCGTGGATACTTGCTTTTAGTTTATTAATCAAAGTATTTTCATCAGTTATATTATCGTCAGTAATTGGTTCAGCCTCTACTTTTGGCCAATGTGCTTTTTCAACTAATGGAGACACATATTCAGAATGTATCTCATATTCAGTAGGTTTATCTTCTTCAACTGTTTCAGTTGGTTGGTCAACACTACTTTCAGAGTTATTATTAGCTATACCATTTCTGATAATTTCTTGTGGATTAAGCCACGTTCCATCATTGGTAAATGATTTTCCTACAGCAGTATTAAAATCGACTTTAGTAATCCCTATGTGGAGATGGTCTGTATTACGATAACCAATTGTATCTCCTGTTTTTACCACATCACCAACGTTTACTCTTATGTTAGACATACTAGAAAAAGCTTCTTGGTAAACTATGTTGTAACCATCATCTGAATGTATAACAACATAATTCCCTAAACCACCCATATAGGACTTGATAATAACTTTCCCACCATGCACTGCATGGACTTCACTTCCTGGGTGATCTACTGAGCCAAAATCTAAACCGTCATGAAATGAATTAGGTCTAAAACCACCATCATAGCCAAATCTTTGAGCTTGCATAAAAGGTCCTTCACCTACTGATGGAAATGGCCAACCCCAAGAACCACCTGAACTAGAACCACTACTTGTTTCATCTGATGTTTCTTGAACTATTGGCTTAGCTTGACCTTTGATATACGTTGTTATTGTTGAATAATCTTCGTTATAACTTATCTTTGAAACATTAGTATTGTCTATAAACAAAAAAGACTCTTTTGTTCCTAATTTCTTTTGAATATGAATAGTATAGTTATCAAAATAAAATTCAAAACCAAAATCACTTGCTAAATTCTGCATCAGCAAATCATCAGCATAGCCACCACCAAAGCCTTCAGAAAAAGCGTAATTATCAAAATTATCATGTAGTATATACTTAACTTGCGTATCCTTAACTAACAAATCTAAACATGATTTTAAAGATTGAGTATTCTCTAATCTCTCATCTACATATTTGTTATGTAAGTCTTTAGCAATATGAATTGCCGTTACTGAATACTGTTTAACCTTCCCTAGAGATACTGGATTATTAGTAACTATTCTATATCTCTGCTTATTTTCTGGTACTTCAATAATTGTAAAAGGTATCATCATTTGAGCTGCAACTTCATTTTCTGGAGTTTCGACAAATGTAAAAGATAATGTTGGATATTGTCCTAATGTATCTGTAATTTGTACATTATCAGCTTTGAAAGCTGTCTGATCTCCATTGATATTTTGAACGAATAACATTTTCTACACTCCTTAATAATAAAATCTAGTATCAAATTTTATGTTGAAATCTGAACTTCCTTCAATTCTCAAATGATTTTTACCAACCACAAAATCTAGGTAAGCATGATTACATCTGCCATAAGCTTGTGAGCCATTAATAATAGGAACAAGTCCTACAATCTCTAAAGTATCACTTTTACTCAAATTTCCACTTATAGAATAACTTTGATTAGTTGTAGTATTGGTTATCTTTAAATTGTTTGCATTTCCTTTAAAAATAATTCTGACTGGTCTTTCATCAGCTTTTAAAGGAATGATACCCAAATTTATAAAATCAAATTCAGTTTGATTGTTAAACTCATACTCTAACTTTTTCTTGCTAGGTATCTCTAGTCCAAAACCCCACAATCCACTTGTAGCATTCATAGGAGTTAATGTAGTTGCTACAGTCTCAGCATATGATTCAACACATTCTAAATTAATCTGTACATTTGACGCTCTCCAAAATGAATTATTTTGTGCAGGAGTAAAAGTATCAGCAACAACTTTCCATCTTAGAAATGGCATTCGCATTGTTTGAACATAAAACTCTTCATTTGAACTCAAAATCCTTCTTAATTTTAATTTCTGCAACTCAAAATCATTGGTATCGTTAGCGGTAATATCCAAAACTAATGAGATTGTAGTTTGTTGAACTACCTTATCTACTAATAAATTATGATAAGTACTCATTGACTGGAATGTGTACTGGAAATTAGGATATGGAACATCAAATTTCTTAACATGAAAACCTAACTCATTTAAATCATAGGTTGTTCCATCAAGTTTAGTTATCACAACTGTACTTGTCATTAAATAGCACCTCCATATCCATTAACAATAATTCTTCTAGCTCTAATTGCTTCTAACTTAGAGTAAGTAGCATTAGCAATTGTATTTGAATCCATTACAACATCTATTTTCAAATCTCCACTTAAATCCAGTTTACTTTCTCTGCTGATGTGGTTATTTGAAACATTACTAATATTGGTAGATGGAGCAATCATTGAGCCATCATATCTACCAGCTTGAATAATACGATTTAATTTAGCACTCATACCATTAGGATTTTTAGCTGCTCTAGCTTTAATAGCTTCTATAATGTGGTTATCAGCAGTACTTCTTGCCGGATTAATAGCAATTTCTGGTTCTCCATCAACTTCACCAAAAATAGATGGTCTATCAGCCCAACCGCCGTTAGCGTATCTTCTGCCACCTGATGGACCCCAACCACCTAAAGTAAGATCACTTCTCCAAGTCGTATCATTAAACATTGCTAGAAGTTGGTCAAACGGTTTCCAAATATCATGATGTCCTGGCATTGCATAATGTAAGAAAGTGCCATCTATAAATTGAAGAATACCTTTTGAAGGATGACCTGCTTGAGCATTGCTATCCCAAAGATTAATTGCTTTGGCATTTCCCCCAGATTCATGTTGGATAACATTTAAGATGTGAGCAATATCTCCAGCACTAACACTTACATGCATTTTAGATGCAGCCCTTTTAACTAAAGATTCACTAATAGGACCATCTCCGCCAATTTCATCCAACTTATCTTTTAATTTTGTAAGTAAGTTCTTGAACCAAGTTTCTCCCCAATGTGGAATTTTCTTAGCTCCTGACTCTCCAAAATCGTGCCAAAATGATTTAGCGGTATTAGTTCCAGCTGAGTATATTTTTAATAAAGTTCCTAATGGATCACTTAGCGCATCTGTAATAGCATCTATCTTATCGTCAATCATATCTTCTAATTTACTGATTTTTGAAGATGCATAATTCCAAGCTTTGCCAAACCAATTACCAAAGCCACCTTCAAATCTAGGTATACCAAACATTTCAGCTGTTTCTTTAGCCGGCATAACTGCATCACCAGGATGTAACATAGTTAATACATTACGTCCTTCTGGTATTTCAACTTTGCCATTTTGTCTAAAGATTGCTTCTCTATGTAGTGGTCCTTCTTGGTCATTTACCATTGCTAACATTGGTCTAACTACTGGACCAGAACTACCTTGTTTGAACTTAGGTATTGAAATCTTAGCCCCAAAGAAACCAGCTACTTTTTCTAAACCATTAGCACCTGTATTCCAAAAATCACCAATAACTTTTACACCTTTTTGGACAATACCTTTGATTGTGTCCCAAATATCAGATACTTTTTGTTTGATTCCGTCCCAAATACTATCCCACTTAGACTTAATTGTATCTAAAGCTCCTGAAACAGTATCTTTAATATCATCAAACTTACTCTTAATAGCTTTCCAAACTCCACTTAAAATATCTGAAATCTTGTCTAAAATGCTATCCCAGATATGCTTAGTTATCTTAAAGATATCATCAAAAGTATCTTTAACAGTATCAAAAATCTTTCCAAAAATTTTGCTTAGTGGTTTCCAGATAGCTTCAACAATACTAATTATGATACTTTTAACGCCATTCCAAGTTTCACTGGTTATTTGTGTCAATCCATTCCAAGCTTTACTTACAACTTTTACAATGACATTTATTCCCTTAGATACAACTTTGCTCAAACTATTCCAGACTTTAGAGACTATTTTAGCTATCCCATTCCATACCTTACTTGTAGTTTTAGCAATAGGATTCCAAGCTTTTTCAATATTTTTTTTGAGACTGTTGACTACTTTCATGACTGGCTTTTTTATTTTTTGCCAGACTTTTATAATTGCAGCAGTTAATAAAACAAATGGAGCAAGTGCTATAGTACCTATGATTTTGGCTTCTCGCTTGATTTCTTTTCCCAAAGAATCAAATACTTTTACAACAGGTTTCTTAATTTTGTTGAAAATTTTACTTACTCCACCAATAGCTTTTCCAAAACCACTAGCTATCCCTTTGCCAATATCAGCTACTTTCTTGGCTACGCCTGTTTTTAGCTCATCAAATACCTTACCTGTATCTTTCTTGATTTTGGCAAAGTTCTTACCAATTGAGCCGCCGCCTTTAGCGCCAAGCATTCCACCAACAGTAGAACCAACAAAACTACCAACACCAGCGCCTACAGCAGTCCCAGCACCAGGAACAATAGAACCAATCGCTCCACCAATCCAAGCTCCAGCAACACCACCGGCAGCAGTCCCACCAGTAGCTCCTACAGCTCTACCAATTTTTTCGTTCTTATTATTTTTGTTGATACCGATTAATTCAGTACCACCAGCGATTAAAGAACCAACTACTGGAATTCTAGATGCTGTTCTTGTAATGATACCTTTCTCTGCTGCTCTTACTGCTGTTCGTTGACCTACTTGTGCTGCAGTTCTGGCACCATTGGCTATTGTCCTTGGCCCAACTTTCTCAACAGTAGATTTAGCAACTGCCTCAGCTACTTCTTGACCACCACGCTGAATACCAAATAATTTATCAGCACCTACACCAATTAATCTACCTACCTTACTTGCACCAGTAGCTTTTACTCCACCTTCTGCAACTTCTTCAGCAGTAGTAGCCAATTTACCACCTTTAGCACCTACTCCTATACCTTTAGCAAGTCCACTTAATCCACCTAGTCCTATAATATCTTTTAAAATTTTATAGTAACTGGTTAAAGCAGCAACCATATCCCATGCTTTTTTGGCAACAAATAGTCCTAACATGACCTTAATAAATGTTTTTAAGTCTTCCTTATGGTCAATGATGGTTTCTAAAATATCATTTATTTCGTCTAAAACATCACTAGCACTATCACCTTTATCGTGTGTAACACCTAAAGCATCAGCAATCATATTAAGAATACCTTTAAAAGTATCCCACACAGCAGAACCAATAATCGAGGCTATGCTACCAAGATTTTTCAGTAATTCAGCTATTTCATCTTTATTATCATGTAAGAATTTACCAACTGTTGTACCTAGATTTTCTACCCACTTAGTTGTTGTATTAATGATTCCAGTAAAATTAGCTTTACCTAGCTCTGTGATAATATTACTAATGCTTGTAACAACAGCCGCTTCTAAATTTCCAATAGCACCTTCAAATGTAGCAGTACTTGCTGCAGCTTCTCTAGCAGCTTTAGTCATACCTAATTGGCTAATAGCTTTATTGAATTCTTTAGCACTTATTTGTCCTTTTTCCATAGCGTCACGGAAATTACCAGTATAAGCACCGTTTTTCTTCATGGCTTCTTGCAATTTGCCAGATGCACCAGGAATAGCATCTGTTAACTGGTTCCAGTTTTCAGTGGTTAATTTACCAACTCCAGCAGTTTGGGTCATTACCATTGCCACAGATTTAAATGTTTCTTTAGTTCCACCAGCTTGAGCGTTCAAGTTACCAGCTGCCTCAGTTAAGCCCATATAATCTTTGATACCATTTGCTGCTAATTGAGCTGTTGTATTTGCTACATCATTAAGCTCATAAACTGTATCATTAGCGTACTTTTGAACTTCTTTAGCAGTTTTATTAATTTCTTCAGAACCAAAGCCACCTAATTTCATTGTTGACCTAAATTTATCCATAGCGTCAGATGCTTTGATAGCTTCACCAGTTAAGTCTTTCAACTTTCCTACTACCATTCCTACGCCTGCAGTTAATACATTACCTGCAAAAACACCAAGCATAGTTTCTTTTAATCGTTTGAATTTATGCTCAGTGTTTTCTGTATTATTCTGCAATGCTTTCAACTTAGGGCTAGCATTGTCATTTAATTCAGCCTTAGTAAGAATTTTTAAAGGAACTTTTTTCAATAATTCTTCGTAATTGATAACTTCGCCTTTTTGTGCTTTCGTCAGTAATTCCGTTCTGACTTGCTTAGGGAGTTTTTTTAGTAATTTATCAAAATTATCTATTCCTTGTTCTTTTGCATCTGCTGTTATCTTAGTAATAACTTCTTTAGGTACTTTACGTAACTTAGTTTCAACTTCTTCAGTCTTACGTCTTAAAGGTTTATCATCAGCATCAAATTTTGACTTAATAGGATCTTTAAATTCTTTCTCAATATCATCATGAGTTTGTTTAGCTTTGGTCTTAGATTTATCCAAATTATCAGACAAATCTTTTTCCAATTCATTTCCTGAATCTTTACCGATATTTTTTACAATATCATTAATTTCTTTAGTATCAGAAATGAACTTATCTTTACCACCTAAAACAACATCAATATTAACTGTACTATCTGCTGCCATTGATTAACCTCCTTTCTAAGACTGAGCTAAAGCTTTCAATGAATCTGCAAAGCTGGCTACTTTTGCCTCTTGTGCTTCAACTGTTTTATTTTCATTAAGTTCATAATAATTTTGTGCTTCTATTGCACTTGTCAATTCCTTACCTTGTAAATCACTAACATTTTTTCTGCGTATATCTAAGATTTTTCTAAAATAAGTATTCTCATCTAAGCCATCAAATAAAGCTTTGAATACATCCCAGTGCATTTTTCCTTGCTCTGCAATTAAATCAATATTGTATTGTTGTTTAAAACTTGCATAGATTGCACCTGCGTCTTGTGTATAAGAGAATAATTTGTGAGTATTTACTTCACTTGAAACTACATCATTTTCAACAGGATCATTACCATAAGCAGACTTAGATATATAGCTTGTAATTTCATCAATTGCTTTCATAGCAAATTCAGCGTCTTTAGGTTCAAAACCAAAAAACATTTCAAATGCAATTACAATCTTCTCTGCATCTTGGAAAGTATCATCTTCAAGCAAGTTATACATTCTAATCACGTTGTCAAAACTCAAATCTATTTGATATTCTTTACCTTGATACGTGTATGAACTTTTTAATGGTTCAGTCAGAGATAACATGACTAACCACGTCTTTTCTTAGTATATTTTTCTACACGTCTTTCTTTACGATTTTTATTAGTCTTTAATTTATCATTCAAAACATCATCAATTGCAGCAATAATTTTACTGATTGCTCTAGTAGATTGATTGTAGTAATCGTAAATTCGTTTACCTTCGCCAGAACCAAAGATTCTATCCATAGCCTTAAAGATGTCTTCACGTCCATCATGCATAGTATCAACTACTAACTTCTTACGTTCTTCTAGTGACATTTCTTTAAATTTTTCTTCTGGCATATCAGTCAAATCTTCAATTCGTTTGCTTAATTCAAGTTGAACATCTGAGATTTTAACGGATAATTCATCATTTAAAACTAAAGAATATTTCTTTTCAGCTACTGTAACATCTACTTTAGTATCTAGGTTTAATCGTTCATCTAAATTAATACTTGGCATTTTATTTCCTCCAGTCGTCTCACATTACTCGTCTCTGTTGCATTATTTAAATTTAAGCTGTTAGTCCTGGTGCTCCACCTTGCTCTTTCTTAGCGTCTTCTGCACTAACATATTTAGGTTTCCCATTAAATACAGGAACTACACTAAATGTTTGCTTAGCACCAGGAGCGCCACCTGTTGCTTGAATGTTGGTTAATGTAACCACACCAACAATATAAGATCCATCTGGATATGTGAACTTAAATAGAGTCTTTAAAGAATCTCCAATTTCTAATTGCTTACTTGCAATATAGTCTTGAGCAGGATCTCCATTTAAACGGTGGCCAGCAATAGTGAATTGATAACGCTTGGATGTTACATCAGATGTACCAAAGCCTTCTCCGTCATAATATTCATCATTTGTTGTTGTATCGTTTTCTGCTGGTGTTACGTTGTTAATACCTGCAGCTAACCGAGCCCATTTAGCACTCTCTAAAGCAGACATATTCTTATTGCCTGCAGTATCAATTTCCATTTTTACTTTATGATTAAGAATAAAAGAACCAATTTTTTCTGGTGCTTCTGCCATAATTAATCACTCTCCTTATAAGTATCGACTGTGATTTTAAAATCAAATAAATAAACAACATTACCCTCAGTATCTGCTGACACTATATGCGGAAATGTTGTTACTTCTAATTTATTAAAACTAAAACTACCATTTTGACTAACCAAATTAAAATCATATTCTGAAATATACTTTGATATATTCCACAATGTTTGATTAATCAATTCTTCATCATTACTACGCATTGCAATTTCAAAGATAAATTCTTCCGTTCGATTGCCTGCATAATCTTCATCAATTACTGTTGATGGCAAGTCATATATACGTAATTCTGGACTTGTTTTATTGGTCATATACGACTGATACAATTTAACTGGCAAATCTACATTATTGTTAATGCAGTCTGCCAATCTATCCTTTAGGTCCATGATATTCAACTACCTTTCCATCAAGTAAACCTTTTTTAAATACCCTAACCCAATTATTAGAGTACAAACTCTTTGCTTTTAAGTCCCACCTAGATGTTGCTTGTGGATGTTCACTTGTCGTCCAGTGAGCAATTGGATGTCCGTTAATATATCCATAGAATTGAGCTTTAGCATAAGGTGTTGTATAAGTTACATGGTTATCTTGTACATGGACTGAACTTGATAAATTACCTTGCTTGAATGGTACGAACTTATCCATATCCATTGCCATTTGATTAGTAAAATTATAAAGTCCACGATTTAAAGCTTTCTCAGAAAAACGATCAAAGCCTTTACCATGAACTGATACCACTACTACCATTACAGCACCTCCAATTCATAAGAATAAACATCATTACTGTAAGGCTCACGATTATCTACAATATTAGTAATTGTGTATTCCTTACCTTCAAAGATTAACTTATTTCCAACGCTATCCCTATCTAGTTTAGGCAATGGATTAGAAATTTTGGCAAACAAAAAGACAATAGCATTAGCCGTAATTTTACGATTATTACTATCGCCTGAATAGATTGTTTGTGGTTGTACAAGTACATTTTCCACCTCAACTTCTTCTATTTTTTGTTTACCGTATTTATCCAATTCACCAATTGGAATCTTTAAAGTGATACTTTGATTACATAATCTTCTATCAATTCTAGGTATCATCTGTGTACACCTCGATATAACAAACCATATCTTCCCAGTAGATTATATGCTTCTGTACATAGACCATTCTTCATAGTTGCTCCTATATTACCAGCAGGACTTAAAGATAATCTACCTACTGTGATACTGGTAAATTCATTTTGGGCTAAATCATAACTCTTATTAATACCAGTTGCATGCATAAAATCTACTTGCTCACAAATAGCCATTTTAAACGTTTCTACGCGTCTTTTTGACTTATCGACTAATATATCATGAACCTTATAAAAATCATTTGTGGCTAAATCTATGATACGTTCTGCACCTTTTATAAGGTTATTAAATACATCTTCATCTAGCCTATAACCAAGCTCAACATATTCATCATAAGTTAGATAAGCCATTTACATCACCTTACTGACCCCTACCTGTTGTAGCTGTTTCAGCTGCAACATAAATAGATTTCTTAGCATTTTCAAATACTAATGCGTCATAGTAGGATAATCCTTTAATTGTCCAACGATAACCAGCACGGTCATTATCTGGAGAGATTACATCCACTCTATCGTATTTAACAATTGGAGCAATCGCAAACGTTGGAACAGCTAAGAAGTTCACAGTATCAGGAATTGTTAAACCTTGAATACGATCTTTAGCAACTGTTAAGATTGGTGTTCCACCGTCTAATTGAGCAACACGACGATTAATTCCGTTAATTTGTTGTTGGTTAACAGAGAATGTCTTAGATACACCATCAGCGTTCTTTAATGCTTTGTAGTACTTAGTAGAAACAAACATTAACCAGCCACCAGGAATTTGATTATCAATCATGTAGGATTCTACTTCATCATATGCTGCTAAAGCATTCTTAGAATCAATTGTATCTGTTACTAACTTACCACCAGACTTAGCTGTATCATAAATTTTTTGAGCTAGGAATTTATCACGGTGTGGAATTGTAATGCGTTGGTTATGTTCACGAACAACATTAGCTACTGTGTAAGCTCCGTTTTCGGACATATCCAATTGATCTAGGTCATACCCAATCCAATCTTCTTGTGTTAATTCAAGAGTTTCTTTTGTAACATTAACATTGTTACGTGCATTGTCTTGGTTACGTTTATATTTTGCTGCATCTGCAAAACCGTCCATCTTGTTAATACGAACTGTCTTAACTCCTGTAAAGTCTGCAGCTGTGATAGACTTAGCACCGCCTTGTAATGGTTGCCAGAGTTGAGAATCTGCTCCAAACTCTTCATCAATCTTTAATAAATCTTTTTGATCTAATACTACTGTCATGTGATATCATATCCTTTCTAAATTGATTTCATGCGTGCTGCAATGCTAGAAACTACTGGATCAACTTTACCGTCAGCTCCATTTTCACCATTGTTAAAAGCACCGCCAATATTAATTTTAGGTTCTGGCTTGCCTTCCTCAAATAAGTAACTATCACTCTTTTGAATGGCTTTAATTTGATCATCTAATCCTTTCAAATTATCTCCATCAACAGTTACTTTTTCAGTGTCAATGAATGGTAAAACTGCTTTTACGTTCTTAGCCCTTGCTTCACGTAATGCTGTTTCGATTCTAAAGTTCTTAGTTTGAGTGGCTAACTTATTTTGCCAATCTTCATTGGCTTTTTGATTATCTGCTTGTAGTTGTTTGATTTTCTCGTTTAAATCATCAACATTTTTAGAATTATTTTGCAAATCAACCAACTGTTGATCTCGTTCATCAAGTTGTGACTTCAATCCGTCACGTTCGCTAGTTAATCCATTTACTTTTTCTTGTAAGCTAGTAATATCCTTACCATGAGCAGACATTACACCTTCAATTTGTTCATCACTCAAGCCTAATTTCTTTAAATCTTCACGTTTCATGTCAATCTCTCCTATCGTTTTTATTTTACGTGGAACGCTCCACGCTGATTGATTGCATACAAAAAAAGCAGTTTAACGACTTACTCAGGTCGGAATGTTAAATAATTTTTATATGTTTTATTTCACTTTCTGATATTGCTAAACCTGTTTCAAAACCCGGATCAGGCACTTCTACATCTAACCACCATTGATCATCATCTGAATCAGCAGGAGACTCAATTCCTACTACATAGCCTATCCATTTTCTACCATCAATATCTATTATTTCAACATTTTTCCCCCAAAATTTTTTATACATGAGTATCATCTCCTTTAGGAATATGAGGAACAATATGCGTACGTTTTTTTGAATGATGAATTTTAATCCATTCTGCTTCTTTACCTGTATTATAATCTACGCCTATTTTGTGATCAACTTTTACAACTTCTTTTGTAGTCCATTCACCTTTTCTAGTTTTTTCAAGTTTTCCTTTACCAGCATACTTATCTAATAATTCTTGTGGATCTTCGTTATCATATAAATAACTCTTACCTTCTAATTTTGTAGATTCCATATGTGGTGCTTGTTTTTCTGGATTAATCTTAGTTCCCCATTGACCACTCTTTATTTTAGCTTCTACATGCTTTTGAGACTCTGTTTTATCACTTTGATCAAGCTTTTTCTTTTTATAAGTTACTTGCTCTCTAGCATAATCTCTAGTCAAAATATCATGCTTTTTACCATACATTTTATTAGTTTCTTTAATGTACTCTCTTAACTTCTTTTGACGTGCTGAAATTAGTGTCTTAGTACGAGTTATCATCTGCTCGTCTTCTAATTCTTCAGCAATTTTCAAACGTTTCTTAGCGTCTCTGATTGAGCGTTCATAGTAGCGTTGTTTTTGACGTAAATTACCATTCCTAATTGCTTCTTTAGGATCATACTGGGTCATGTTATTCACGTTGACCCCTGGGGTAAATGGAAATAATTTGTGTCTGCAGTTAATTCCTAATGTTCCAGCAGGTTCACCGTAACCATGATTATAGATTGAATCGTACTTGTCATTGTAATTAGGATCATCAGTTGGAACTATGTTGACTACCTTACCTTGAATATAAGCACACGCTTCACGACTGTTAGGGTGGCTAGACATCAGACATAACACTTGGCCCAACTCTTGCATTCGTTTAGTTCGTAAATCATTGTAAGTCCTATTAGATGTTGTCGTAAGTACCATACGTGTATAACCTTCAAGAGACCATGCACGTCCAGACTTATCTCTCATAACTTCGATACCTTTATCCAATTGTTGGTAAATAGCATCCTTGACTGCTCTATCATGAGTTTTAAGTCCAGTTACAGTTTCAATTGTTGAGCGTTTTAAAATTTCCTGATATGTTCTCATAACAGGATTAACACCATAATTACGACTAAGCAAAGTTTGATTAATCGTGTTATTTAAGGTATCTGTTGTTTGTCTAACCATTGAATCAAGCATGTTAAAACTCTCATTACTGATTGGCTGACTAACTTGGCCACTGTACTTCAATTCTTGACTGACTTCATCTAATATCTCATATCCATCTTGTTTTAAGATTGTTTCAATTTCATTGGGTGAGATACCGTCAAAGTCTGCCATTAAATCAATTACTCTCTTGGTTAATGCTCCCATTTGTGACAATTGTTGTGCTTGCCACTGAACAACATTATCTTGCGTTACATCTTCATAGTGCCCACGTTGTAACACTTTGATAATTTCAGAAAATATCTTATCTTCTAAATTAGAATAGAGATTAGCAATGTTATTAGTGTCTTGGTCTAGTTTCTGTTTTGAATCCATAGACTACACCTCGTTGCTATCTCCATCTATTGGCTCTTGAAATGACCCTTGAGAAAAGTCTGGTTGTTCATTATTAACTTGAGCTAACCACTTTTGAGCATCCTCTTCACTCAATCCGAAATTACGTTTTAGGTATTCAAGCTTTGGCATAATTCCAGCAGCAACTAACTGCATCTCATCAGCTCGTTGTTTATCTTTATCAATAAACACACCATCATCAAAATGTACAGACAATTCAACATCTTCTACATTACCAGTCCATCTAGGCTTAGCGTCAGAAAAGAATTGTCCCACACTAGCTACTTCAAGAATTGCATTAACTAACTGATTTAAAAACAACTCTACTTGAGTTAAGTAACTAGAACGTGTTTGGTAGGTTGCAGAATTTTCACTGACAACTTCAGTAGCTGTTTTAACTCCTTGACCATCATAAGAGAATGTACCAGAACTAAAACCAATCTGTTGCTCAAACTCACGTAAGAAGTAATCAATTGACTCTTTAAATTGAGTTGAACGAATATCAGAAGTTAAGTCAGTTACACTCAGCTTATCTGTATCTCCATACATACCTTGATAAACATCTTCGTCCTTATCAAACAAGACCGGATGAGCGTCGTCTACTTCATTTCCATACAGATTGCCAGTAGGTTTCAACATTTCAGCAGGAACTGCAATTCTACGTTTTCCCATTCTAACTTCATGTACAAACATATCATGAGTTCGATTGATAGCATCTATTACATTCCTAGAATTATCTACAATACCAACACCAAGCGGACTATCTAAATTTTTATTATTAGCCCCTGGTGTTCTGAAATATGCAAATAATGGTTTAGTAATAACATCAGTAAAGGTTAATTCTGGTGCTAAATTAGGATATAAAGTTTCAAGTGCTACTTGTTCTCCAATTACGTCTGATTGATAAGAACGATATAACTCATTTGTTATGTGATAAGTTTTAGCGTCATCCCACTCATGGAACTCAAGCAACGTATAATAAACATTTCTATCATTCTCAGTTCTAACTGTACGACTAGCAAAAGCACATTCAGAAATATCATCAGTGTTGTTACGTAATGGATAGAATTGGTCTGCATTAGCCCAAGCTATCCTAATAACATCATTATCATCAACATAAGGTCTAGCAGCTAAACCACCTAATGAAATAGCAGTTTCTAAGCGTTGCTCAAATCTCATATTGAACTTATTATTTTGAATTACTTCATTGATGAACTCGTTTGTCGTTTCATCTTCTAACGATAAAGAACATTGTTCATTAAAGATAATTGACGCTAATTTCTTAGATGCTAACTTAGTAACGTTTAGTGAACTCAACGGACGTTGTCTGTATTCACCGTATGAATTACGATACTTAACTTTTGGTAAATCATCTTTGTAATACAACTTGGCCAACTTTATCCGTTCATATTCCATTGGATCAATTGAAACTCTATTATCATCAGTAATGTTAGTTAAACTCTTTACCATTCCTAACTTGGCACCTCCTTTCCTAAACCAATCTTTTATTTGTTGAATTAATGACATCACTCCACCACCTTAATATCTCAAACCTAGCAAGCGTTCATTATCTCGCACAAAGTACTGGAATTGGTCGCATGTATGGTCTTCTTCTTTGATAACTTTAGGATCATCACTATTTAAAGTTTTTTCATCCCACCTGTAATTTCTATGCTCTTCAATAAAGATCTTATTTGCTTCAGTATCCAGATAATAAAAACGACCCTGAGCAACTATATTTTGCACACGGTCTATCATGTCTACTTTTTTTAATTTTGCTACCTTATGAAGATGTACTCCATAATCATTGTAGAACTGATTATCTAAAGCACCTTCAGCAGAATCTATTGTTAATTTAGTTGCCGGCTTTTTGAATTTTTTGGCCAACTTATTGATGAATGAATACAAGTCCTTAGATAACTCACTAGGTGGCTTTTTATGAGCCTTGCCTTGTGGACTGTAATAGTAAGTATCCAATAAAATTACATTATCTTTTCTAGTCAATCCATAAGCACCAAATGTAGTAGCAGATACTTCATGGCCAGAGTCAATAGCACAGAACCAATTTGTAATATAATCATCACTTGGCAACTCCTTTAACGCTTTGAAATTATCCATGTTGTAAATGTTAGTACCAAGTCCAATGACTTCACCCAGATACAACCAACGGTAATAGTCATAATCATTATTTTTATAACTCTCAATCAGTTTTAATTGCTGCTCTGTTGTGAATCCTAATTCATCATCTAAGTAAGTACTCGTATCAACAAAATATTCTGGATCTTCTTCTCTAGCAGTTACCCAGTCATTAATCCACTCATAAGGATTCCGTGGTGGATTGTATGAGAAATAAACTTTTACATCATCAACATAATCTGGCTTTTGTCTAATAAAAGAAGGTATAGATTGATCAAACACATCTACACCTTTCATATTTGCTGCTTCTTCAAACCAGACAGCAATAATATTATCTACCTTGTTAGATTTAAGCTTATGTGGATTATCAGCACCATAGAAATAAAAAGTACTGCCAGTTAGCTTATGTGTAATTCTTAATGGTGACTTGTAATAATTGTACTCATCACTTAAATTAAGCATATCTAAAGCCCACATAATTTGACTGTAAACTGTATCATGTAAATCTGACTTATTGGCCAGAATACATACAACATTTACTTTCTTGTGCAACTGCGTCCACTTTTTAACTGATGTAACTAACTTTAAACTAATAACAGATGACTTAAACGAACCACGCCCACCTTTAGCAATGATATATGATTTCTTAGTAGTCCATAATTTGTAGAAGTGCGGATTAACCATATCAGTCATTCTAATAACCTTACTCATCTTCTGCATCTCCTATATCATCAACTAAAACGGTAGAATCATCTGCCTTATTTCTGCCAGTGAGTTCATCTGCTCTCCAGCGTGCAATATCTGCCTCTGCGTTTGCCTTACGTACCTTAGCTTTGTCTAACTCTGGTGTGCTACTATCAGTTAATCTACCAGCCAATTTCAAAATAGAAATAGCAGCTTGTAATCTAACCATTTCAGACTTGGCTGTTTTTACTAAAGCATAAATAGATTGCATTGCTTCTGAAACATACTTATCTTCAATAATCATAGTTTCATATTGTCTTCTAGCTTGTTGGAATAATTTATTTTCACGTTTCCACTTATAAATTAAGCTCTCTGAGCAGTGAAGTATTTCTGCAATTTCTTTGTTGGTATAAGTACCTTCATATAGCATAACAACGGCTTTTCTTTGCCTTTTAGTTAATTCAAAAAAAGGGCCTTTTTCTTCACTTTTCTTCACACCATATCACCCACCACCTTTTAATTTAATCTTGCTAACATCTCTACTGTACTTACGTTTATGTTTTACTGGATGTTTCTTGTAGTGCTTTTCTAACTCACGTAACATCCTTAATTCTTCATAAGTTTGTACTTTTCCGAAATCTATACTATCTTTCATAATTTTCTCCAAAATAAAAAGCCAGCCTGGATAGACTGACTTAATAATTATGACAAATAAAATATACATTGTAAGTTTTAACTCTCATGGTCTATAAAGCGACTAACCTAACTTACCTTTGCTACAATACCATAATAGCATGGAAAGCTACCCCCTGTGGTTCATTGCTCACCCCTTTGTTTTCCGATTTTTAATACAATTTATTAAACATAAATATGTAAATCAGGGCAATTAATTTTCATCTCTAAACCATCTGCAAACTCATTTAATGCCATTTTTCTTATCTGATAATATCTAGTTTTTTCAAAATGTAGTCTCATCATTGCTTCAACTGCTGATATTTTACCTAATACATTGTCTAGTACTACTTTCAATTCTACTGATCCTTTATCGTATGTATCTGCAACTCCATCAACTATTGATTTAGCATACAGATATTTCACTAATTTTTCTTCATTGCTGTTTCCTATACTTCCACCAGGCAAACCACTTAAACTTGGACTTTGTATAAACTCTGGACTTGCCTGTTGATATATCTTGTATAGTCTTGGATAGTAACGTTTGTCAGTTAGAAACCTTGCCACGTTATCAGCTGTTTTATCATAGTCAATGTTTTTCATTCCGGGTATCATTAATTCTTCCAAGCTAAGCACTCTCCCTGTGGTATAATTATCTTAGTTTATGTATTATGCACGTTTCCAAGGGAGCGTGCTTTATTATTAGAAATTATCATCATGAATATTTGCTATCACAGACACTTTAACTTGTGTTTCTGCTGCGTTGTGGTCTTTAGCTTTAACAATCATGTTTCTTATGACGCTACCGACTGTATACTCCACCAAATATAACTTCACTATTTAGCCTCCTTTTTGATAATTTCTTTTAACATATCTTTCCTACCGTCTTTATATCCACGGTCATACTCTTCGTGTTCATCTGGATAAGATCCATCTTTCCAATCAGCCACTAAGTCTGGTAAATTTGTACCTAGAAATTTAGCTATTTCTTCTAACTTCTGAATTGATGTATTTGCACTTGAATTGTAAATAATTTTCTGATGACCAACTTCTTTATACAATGATTCTTTAGTCAATTTCTCTCTAGTTAAAATGTAGTTAATATTTTCATGGATCACTTGTGTTATAGGTCTTGATTTGTACATTAATACCACTCCTTTCGTAAATTATTATTTATCTTCTGCATATCCAATAACACTATCATTTATTAATTGAAAATAAGCAGTTCTTTGCCTATTTATCCTTTTATCAAAATAACGAATTTTGCAATATGGATAGCCATTCTCATCTTTAAGATATTCTTTTTTTGAAACGTTAGTAAAATTTAATGTCTTTCCATTTGCCAAAAATATTGTAAAGTTTTTTCTTTTTCTATCTTTTTTTCTGCTCATTTTGCTTCCTCCCTTGAATTTTTAATCTAATAAAGCGTTAAATTTTGCTAATTAGATCACTTTTTAAATCGACAACTGAATATCCACCATCTAAATTTATGGTATTCAATGCATCTTTTCTAGTTTCAAAAGCATTGATAGCTGTTCCGACGTCTTTGCTTAAAGTTATTAATTCTGCTCTATATCCTGAATTTTTTTAAAATTGTAGATATTTTTTCTGCTTGCTTCTGCACTTCTTCCATACATCTCTTTTTAATCATCCCAGTGAACTCCTAATAATTCAGCTACTTCTTGATTTTTAGGTAACTCAATTACTTCTGAAAAGCCTAAATAATTATCTGTATCATTTCTGATAAAAAATGCTCTAGTAGCTTTCCTAGATAAACTATCACATTGAGTTATTGAACCATTCATTCCACGAATTGCCATGTTAAAGATTAAGAACGGAATTGCTCTATCTGATAATTCTTCTGCTTGATACCAATATGCTCGTGGATCATAGGTAAAGGTTGGAGATGTTAAGAACTTAATTAGTGGATTATCAGTTTCTGGACGCTTGTATAATGGATTCTTTAATCTATCATTCCACCATTTAGCAATAAGCATTGAGCCAGTCCCTACTGCAGGCTCGTAATAAGTACTCTTATCTTTTCCAACTAACTTAACAACTAGATTAGAAATTGAAGTAGGTGTGAAATCTTGCTTCTTCGATTTTCTTTCAGCTTGTTCATCTCCAAAATATTCTTGAAACCATTCATAACTCATATCAGTTTCAATCTCTAAAAACTTCTTAAATGTTTCTTCACGTTTTTTAGTATCTAACATTAAATCCATCATTTTTGTTGGAGCTTTAAAAGCGTCATCTATACCCAATAATTTATTAACTGTTTTTACGTCAAATTTCATTTAATTTTATTCTCCTTAAACTATTAGCTTTTTTCACAATAAATACATTTCCTATTTGGAGTTAATAACAATGAGATGAATTTTATTTGATTCGTATTACCACAAGTCTTACATTTTATGTTGATTTTTGTTGAATTTTCTAAAACGTAATCATCGGCCGTCATTTCAAAATTAGGGTTATTTGCTTGAATTTCCTTGAATTTTAGCCTGTCACTTTGTATCTTGCATCCTTTACATTGCCTATCTTTATTTATCCATAAAGATTGTAATCTTAGATTTTCAGAAAACCCGCAAGTCTTACACTTCAAATTGATTATTGATGATTTACTCATGTTTTCATCGTCAGTAGTCATTTCAAAATTAGGATTTATTGATTTTATTTGTTCAAATCTATCTATCCAAAAATTTTCCGTTCTTGAAGGCATAATTTTAAAATCTGGATCTTTACCTTTTATTGGCTCTCTAAATCTTGTCATATCTTAGAAACACTCCTCATAATTTGTTGATTATCTCTAACTCTTTCTGTTTCCAGCCTATGAATATAAACTTCTCTAGTTACTGAATCGTCAACGTGGCCTAATCTCTCAGCAACAGCTCTACTATCAATACCTTGACTGACAAGATAAGTTGCGTGTTCATGTCTTAATCCATGCAAAGTTATAACTGGAACTCCTGCGTATTTACAAGTTTGTTCAAGTTTGTTATTAAGTGATGAATTATATTGGAATCCTTTAATTGACCCAAAAATACTTTCATCTTTATCAGCACCTTTAGCATTTCTCCAAAACATGTATATAACAGCATCATCTACTGGAATTGTCCTAATCGAATATTTATTTTTAGTGCTTTTAAATCTTCTTGAAAAATTTTCATCATAAGCACCTTTCTTATAATCCAAAGTCTTATTAATAGATATTGTTTTCTTCTCAAAATCAATATCTTCTAATGTTATTCCTAGTAATTCGGCAAATCTCAACCCTGTTTTTAGTAAAATCAAAAAGAAGTTCGCATAAGATGAATTAAGGTATTTCAAAGTAACTACCAATTTTTTCATGTCATCAAGTTCCATGAATTTAGGTTTCTTCTTATTGGTTACTACACCTTTAGGAATTTGAGCATCATAAGTAACATCTCTATCGGTTAGCCCATCTACGTTATAAGCTCGTTTCAAAGCCCAAGCTAATTGACGGTGGAAATCTGTTATAGTAGCTTTTTCATGATTTTTGCCAAACTCATTTAAGATTTGTTGATAGTCATTTGCATTCATATCTTGTAAATACAAATCAGGACAAATTTTCTTCAAGTGTCTGTGAGTTAAACAATATTTGTTATACGTTCTTTCTCCTACTTGATTTAGTTTGTATGTGTCTACCAAGTTTATGAAATAATCAGTGAATAATATTTTCTTTCTCCTACCCAACTCAATCACTTCCTAAATTCTTAGTTATCTTTTTTATCTTTTGATCCAGCTCAATCTGTCTTATTCTAGTCTTTAAAATTTCAGGAGATTCAGAACGTAATTTACGCATATTTAAAACAGCATTTATATGTTTCTTAATACAAACTAAATTGTTAATATCAAAGTTTTCTTTATTTCCATCTAAAAATGCGATTATACAATCCTTAGGAACTGGTCCATTGTGTTTTTCCCAAATTAATACATGCTTTAATTTCCATTTATCATATCTAGAACCATCCATTTTTACTTTAACCATCACATATCCCTTCATTTTAAATTCACTACCTAAAGGTTTTTCATTATGAACACTATGTCCTTTTTTGAACCAATATTTTTTAGACTCAGGACTTACTAAAATACCATTACGAATATTACGTTGATAGCATGCATTTTTCATAGCATCCACAGTCCAAGCAAAATCAGGAAATTCTTGTTGAAATAGCTCAAATACTTCTTTCCACGGTCTACCTGGAACATTAACTTCCAACCAATTAATTATCTTTGGACTCAATCTTTTTGACATGCTTTGCCTCCAATACATCAGGTGTTTCTATATCTCCAGTTATATCAGCTCGTAATTTCATAACTCTATATGATAAATCAGCACTTTGAATAAGCTTGTCTGACACTGTACTGATTGCTTTAGCTCGCTTTAATTCTTCGTCTAGATTCAAACTATCATCATTCAAACGTTCTAATTGTTCAAACAAAATATTATTTAAATCTTCCATTTTATTCCTAACCATATCATCAACTCCATTACTTTAATTTTTAATATCGATATTAAGCGGATAACGGGACTCGAACCCATGCTTCCAGATTAGGGAATCTGACTGTCTGCCATTGACTTATACCCGCATAATTACCACTCATATGTGGTAATATAATAAAATTACGTTTAAGTTGTTCGAATGATATATTGTTTATTATTGGTTATTTATTGCTGATTTATTGTTTAATATCTTCTACATTAACTACGCTATGTGTCTTATCGGAATTTTGTATTAACACAAATTTTTCCTTGCCTTGTCTGATAACAGCTTTAATGAAATAATATTTATCTTTGTATTTTATTTTTTGACCTTTCTTCATCCCATATACCTCATTTCAGACCATTCTTACACTGCGAATATAATATTTATTCATAATCATTATATTTTTCTGATTCAATAGAAATTTGTTCCGATTCAAATTCACTTTGATCTGTATATCTTGCTTGTAATAGATCAAGTTTTTGTTCTTTTACTGCTAATTCAAAGCATTTTAATACTTGATCTAGAGAAGCTCCTCTTTTTTCTGCTAAATCTATAGCATTTATTAAAATATCATTCGCATAAATATGAGTTTGATCACTCATATTTTCTATTGTTATACCTTCCATACCTCTCATCATTGCTATACCTCTCTTCTTATTAGTTGTATTCTCAACATTACTTTAAATTCCTATAAAATCTTCCACATCATAATCAACGCTTTGCATCACGTCATAAAATTCAACTATCTGCTTACCTTTACGATTGATACGCTCGTGCCTTGTGTTTACGTTTTTAGTCAATCCATAGATTTTCATTTTAAAGTCATTGGTTCGTGGCACTACTACTTCAACAGGTACACCGTATTTTCTAGCAAACAAATTAAATCTCAACTTGGCAGCAGTATCGGCTCCAAATTGTGTATTAATGCTAGGCTTAACATCATATACATGCTTAATTTTTCCTTCTCTATCGAAAACTACAAAATCTGGAGCATAACTAATCCTGGTTAAATTAACACCACCCATAGCTACTTTATCTTTAATTACGTAACTAGGATGAACTTCGTATTTATACCCGCTATTCTGGATAAAATTTTCATAGAATTTAGCTTCTTTTTGACTGTCAAAAGTAAAACTACCAACCGTTACTTTTTTTGCTGTATGGTTCATTTTGACGCTCCTCTAACGTGATGTTTTTCTTCAAACTTTTGGATGATTTCTTCTTTTCCATCTTTTTTACCTTTTTCGTAAGAAATACTGCACGATTCATTGATAGCAGTCTTGGCTTCCTCTATTTTCTTATCAAAAATTTCAGCAGCTTTTTGAAAACTTGTAACGTTCTCTCCACTTTTTCCAGTTTCTCTAGCCCATGCTACAATTGCTCTTCCAAAATCAGGAAAATAACGTTTCTTTTCTACACGTTTACCATTTTTATTAATTCCTAATTGTTTTACTAAAATAGCTGTATTGTAACTATTGTCAGTAATATAATAGGTTTCATCTAATTTGATATTAATTCCCATATTACTCTGCCTTTCTTTGCTTGTTTGATTCTTCAAACCATACTCTAGCCATTGGTGCATATTGCATACGTGCTTCATTTAACTTCTTAACTAGTTCAGTTGTGTTTTTTAATTTCATATCTTTAGCAATATCATCAAATGTAAAACCATCACTGATTTTTAATAATGCTTGTCGTACATTGAAACCTGATTCATTCTCATATTTTTCTTGAATTAAGAATTTATCAACTATATCTGCTGTAATATCTTCATCTTGATTAATTACTTGATCCAAGCCCAAATTCAATGCTGATTGTCCATTAGGCTTACTTTGCCAAACACCATTTGTATCTTTTTCATAAGTAGTTACATCTTCTCCAGTTTCAATATCTTTTTGAACCGTATAATGTACAATTGCAGATTCAATCATGATACGTACTGCACCATCATTTTTTAACGTTCTTAACTCATCAATTTGCTTGTCCAAATTAGAACCAGATGTCTTTATCTTGATAACCACTTCATCTTTATTTGTCACTTGTAAACTATCGATCTCACTATAAAAATTTAAACTCATTTCTAATTCTCCTTAACTAACTGTTTCTTATAAGCCTGTTCATAAAGAGTTGCTAACTCTACTTGTTTCTTTTCAAATTCAGTAGCTTCTTTCAATTTCCCTTGATATTTAATCTGTAGTTGCAAGATAAACTCTTCACCATCTTCAATGAATTTCCAACCTTGCAATTTCTCTAGTTCAGCTACTGAAATTGCATCCCATACTGCTTCAATTCTTTTGTCGTTATACATCTTGATAAATTTTTCTATTTTTGCTTTTACAATTGGTTGTTTATCTGATGTATTTTCTACTATTCTCTTTATTAATCTCGTATAGTAGGACGCTTTATTTAAATAAACTTCAACTGCTTTTGATCGTTGATAACTATTTTCAAGCATGATTGCTTGAAATTCGTTATAGTCCATATAACTCATACAGGTTCACTGTTCTCTTTAAAGAACATATACTTTCCGTCAAAGTAATAATCTATATCTCCAAGTTGTCCTTCACGATTTTTCTTGACTGATAGCCTTACTATTGACTTATTTTCTTCATCAGGTCTGTATAAAAAAGCAACCACATTACTATCTTGTTCAATGCTCCCTGATTCTCGTAAATCAGATAATAATAATTCCTTGCGTTTCTCAGACTCTCGATTCAATTGCGATAGTGCTATAACTGGCACATTAAATTCGTTAGCAATTATTTTTAGTTCTCGTGTTATCTGCCCAACTTGTAGCCAACGATCTTGACGATTATTAACTTTTACCAATCCTATATAATCAATAATCGCTACATACTTATTAGGTTTAGCTTTGGATGCATTCTTTCTAATAACACCAATAATTCCACCAAGATTAAGAATCCTATCATATATTCTCAACTTATGACTTCTCACCCAATCAATTCCATTTGTTACCATAGAACTAAAAGTTATATCTAAGCTATTTGACGGATTCTTTAATTTTTGGCTATCAACATTAGCACTCCTCGAAATGAAACGATTGAGCATCTCACGTTTGTTCATTTCCAAAGTAAAGAAATCCACTTGAACTTCTGGATCATTCATCATAATTTGATATGCAAGATTAACCGCATAAGCTGTCTTACCTACTGCAGGTCTAGCACCAATTGTAAAAAGCATAGATCCATACAACCCGCCAGCTAATAAATCATCTAACCTTTTAAAACTCTTGATTCCTGCTGGTTGATTAGTTGCTAACCTTTCCTGCAGTTCTTCAATTGCTCCATCAAGTTCTCCGTTATCATCTTCTTCATCAATTTTTGATAACTCTAAAATTGCTTCTGATAGATTAGCTAGTTCCTGTTTTCTTGGTGACTGTTTATAAACATCCATACTAAGCTCTAAATTACGTTGAGCATACATCTTGTGTAGTGACTTAACATCATTATCAAAATTAGCATCCGTTACAAATTGTCCTTGTAAATCTACTAAATGCTTATATTCAATACTTCCGTCATTAGCCATCTCAGAATAGATATTAAACAGAGTACGCTCTTGAACTTCTAACTTTTGAATAGTTTCTACAATGTTTCTTAATCTGATATCTTCAAACCACTCGTAATTAATGAATGTACTATCTGCTAAATCAGGTTTATTCAGTAGGGCTTCCACCACCCTTAACTCTATTTCGTTCAAGTCTTTCTAGCTCCTCTCTTATAGCTATATTTCCTTTAGTATCACTCTCGTATATTTCTGGATGTTCGGATGCATATAACCTAAGTTGATACAATCGTTCCTCTTCTTCTGTTCGCTCTGGGCGGCGGGCGGAACTGGTGTTACTTTTCTTTTTTTGTGGTTCAGGCAAGCCTTCTTTGGCTTCTTGTAAGTAGTTATCAAAGTGACTCAATGCAAACAATGTATTAGGTCTTAAATACTCTTTCATTTCAGTATCTTTCCACTTACTAGCTTTAAATGTAACCACCTTAGCTATATCTTCTTTGGTAAAACCTTCATTTAATCTTGTATTAATATATTTTTTAAATAATGCTTTGCTACTAAAGCTTCTTCCAGTTATTTCATTAAACCAACTAATAAATTTATCGTAATCAAATCTATCTTTCTTATTCTCTTTATCTACTTCACTATTTATATTATTAATACTTGTAATATTCTCTTTGCTTTTTTGAGCAATAGGGTCTTGATCATTTGTACTATACCTATTGCTTTTTTGAGCAATAGGTATAGAAACTGGATAAATTTTTCTTGAGATTATTTCTTTTTTGTCATTTCTCTCAATTTCAATTCTTATATAGTTCTTTTCTTTTAAATGAATTAGCCAATGTGAAACAGTTGTCTTCTTTACATCATACAAATCAGCTAAATAACCATTACT